AATATAGTAGCAGTAACAAATATTTTAGGTGGTAATCTTGGTTGGAATCTATCCGCTACAGCAACTACAACTTTAATGGAAGTAGCACAAGAAAAAATTGTAAAAATAAATAGAATTACAGTTGCCAATGTTGATGGTACAAACGCAGCGGATGTTTCATTATTTATAGATGGTTTAACAACTGCAGGTGCAACTGGAATTTCTCCAACAGGAGCAAGTGCAACAGTATACTTAGCAAAAACAGTTTCGGTTCCCGCTGACGCAACGTTAGTATTATCAGACACACCAATATATTTAATGGAAGGTGATCTTCTTAAAGGTGGAGCTAGTGCAGCGTCTGACTTAGATTTATTTATTTCATACGAAGTATTAGACGACGCATAGGGAGGTAATTAGCTATGGCAAATGGCGGAATTATCGGACCAATCAACACAGTATCAAGTGTATTTAAAGATAAATTAACTACTTTTACAAGTAGTGGAACTTTCAATAAAGCAACATCCAATCCAGAAGCACCAGGAACAGCAATTGTTACAGTGGTTGCAGGCGGAGGTGGTTCAGGAAATGATGGTGGCGGTGGTGGTGGAGCTGGCGGACTTATTATAAAAACATGTCAACCTTTACCCGCAAGTGCAGTTCCTGTAACTATTGGTGGTGGTGGAGCTGGTAGAAGTAGTCCAGGATCAGTTGGTGGTAATGGAGTTAATTCAGTTTTCGGAACAGCATGTAATCCAATGACAGCTACAGGTGGTGGTGGAGCAGGTGGTGAAGGAAGGCCTGCAGTTCAAGGAGCAGCAGGTGGTTCTGGTGGTGGATCTCATTCAAGATGTAACAGTGGTGGTAACCCAGGTGGTTTTCCTGGTGGAGCAGGAAATAGTCCTGCAGTCCCTGCACCTTTAGGTGGACCTCAAGGATTTCCAGGTGGAACATCAGGACCTGGACCCGCAACATCAGCAGGTGGTGGAGGTGGAGCAACTGCAGCTGGTGGTAATTCAGCAGCACTTTGTGGACCTCCTAGTGGAAGAGGTGGAGATGGTGGAGCAGGAAAAAATATTTCTCCAGCTTATACAAATTTAGCATCAGGTAGTACAATACCCAATTGTTCAGTTTTTGCTGGCGGAGGCGGTGGACAAGGTGGTGCTCCATCCCCAGTAGGTGGAGTTGGTGGTGGTGGTTCTGTTGGTACAGTACCTGAAAGAAATGGAACTGATAATACTGGTGGTGGTGGAGCAGGAGCAGGCGGTCCTGGTCCTGGAGGTACTGGTGGAATTGGTGGTTCAGGAATTGTAATTATTGCAGAAAAAAATCAACAAGCATGTGGTTCTAAAGCACCAGGAGTTTGGTCAATGAACACAGTATACGAATTTGTAAAAGATGATAATTGGGTATAAAATATATGAAAATTACATATTTACAAATAACAATAAAAAATATATAAGGAAATAATTATGGCACATTTCGCAGAATTAGATAACAATAACGTAGTCCTAAGAGTAGTAGTTGTAAGTAATGACTGTGTGCCTTCAGATGAACACATTGATGGTGAAACATGGTGTATTAACTTTTTTAAAGGTGGCACTTGGAAACAAACTTCTTACAATAACAATTTTAGAAAACAATATGCAGGTATGGGTTATACTTATGATGCTGTAAAAAATAAATTTATAAGTCCACAGCCTCATGCTTCATGGGCACTAGATGCTAATGATGATTGGCAAGCACCAGTAACTTATCCAACAGTAACTACTTATGGAAGTAATGATCCATTAGATGAATATATGATTACTTGGGACGAAGCAGGTCAAAAATGGACAGCAATGGATCACGAAGATCCAGTAAATAATTTCAATTGGGATGCATCAGCACTAGCTTGGGTATCCGCATAAGGAGAACTAAGATATGGCAAGCCCTTCAGGCTCACAAAACGGCGGAATACTAGGAGTAAGTAATAAAACTTCTTTTGGAAAGTGTACTGTTACGTCTAAAACAGCTACAGGAAATTTAACATTACAATCAGGAACTACAGTTGCACAAATTTTAAATGTTGCTGGTGGAGGCGGTGGTGGTCGTACTCACGGTGCTGGTGGAGGTGCAGGTGGTTATGTTTGCACTGAAGTTAATGTTTGTGGAACTATTCCAATAACTATTGGTGGAGGTGGTGCTGGTGCACCTAGTAATGGAAATGGTACTACTGGACAAAATAGTGTAATAGGAACATCAACTGCTAGTGGTGGTGGAGGTGGTGGTCATGAAGGTGATGCTGGTCTTGCTGGTGGCTCTGGTGGTGGAGGCGGAGGTGCTGGAGGTGGTACTGGTTCTGCTGGTGGTGCTGGTAGTCAAGGAAGTGCTGGCGGAGTAGGTTATATTGGTGGTGGAGGTGGAGGCGGTGCTTCTGCTGTTGGTGTTAATGGTAAACCAAATTCAATTGCAACAGGTGGAGCTGGTATAGCAAATAGTATTACTGGATCTGCAGTAACTTATGCTGGAGGTGGTGGAGGTTCTGATCCTGATAATGTTCCTGGTAATGGTGGTGATGGAGGTGCTGGAGGTGGTGGTAGAGGTGCTGGTCAACAAGGTGCTGGTGTAGCTGGAACAGCAAATACTGGAGGTGGTGGTGGTGGCGCACAAAATGCTGCTGGTGGTAATGGTGGTCCAGGAATCGTGGTCGTAAAAGAATTAAACAAAGCAAGTGGTGTGTGGTCAATGCAAAGTCAATTTAGTGCCAAGTCTCAAGGATCATGGCCAAGATTTATTGCTAGTGCATCAATAGATTATTTAGTTATAGCTGGTGGTGGAAGTGGTGGTGGTTGCTATGGTGGTGGAGGTGGAGCTGGTGGTTATAGAACTTCTTATTGTGCCCCTGCTTCAGCAATTACTTTAAGTGAAGGAAATTACACAATTACAATAGGTGGGGGTGGTGCATCAAGATCTGGCCCAGCTGGTCTTTCTGGTACTAACTCTGTATTTGGAGCAGGCGGATCTGAAGGCTCAACAATGATTACATCAACAGGTGGTGGCGGTGGTGGTGGAGGTCCAGGGCCAGGTGGTGGTGCTGGTCTTGCTGGTGGATCTGGTGGTGGTGGAGGTTCTTATTTCCCTGGTCCCTATGGTTTTGGTCCAGCATCAAGAACTACTGCTGGTTCAGGTAATACTCCTTCAACAAGTCCTTCACAAGGAAATGTTGGTGGCTTTGGTTTAAAAGCTCCAAACGGTACTGGTGCCGGTGGCGGTGGTGGAGCCGGTGCAGTAGGTACACCTTCAGTAGGTCCAGGTCCTTCATATCCTGGAGCAGATGGTGGAAATGGTGGAGCAGGAAGGTCATCTTCAATTACAGGTTCGGCTGTCACAAGAGCAGGTGGTGGCGGTGGAGGAACAGAAGCTCCAGTTGCTGGTAGAGGTCAGGGTGGTGCAGGTGGTGGGGGTCAAAGTGACCAATATAGTGGTGGATCTCAAAATGGTGTAGCTGGTACAGCTAATACTGGTGGTGGCGGTGGTGGTGCTGGACCAAGTTCATACTCAACAGGAGCTGGTGGACCTGGAGTAGTAATTTTAAGAATGCCTGGTACATCTGTAATATCAGTTGCTCCCGGAACAAATTCAATCGCAACATTACCTGCGCCAGCGGGTGGTTGTAAAGTTGCAACATTTACAGTTTCAGGAACGTTGACAATCTAATAAAAATTCTTTATAAAGTTTTTTATAAAGACATATGCAATTACAGAATTATTATTACTGGTTTAAAAATGCCATACCCCATCATGTGTGTGATGACATTGTACGTTATGCAAAATCTATTCAAGATCAAATGGCAGTCACAGGTGGTTATGGTGATAAAAAATTAAATAAAAAAGAAGTACAAGATTTAAAAAAGAAAAGAGATTCTGATATAGTTTGGTTAAACGAACGTTGGATTTATAATGCAATACACCCCTTTATACATCAAGCTAATAGAGATGCTAATTGGAATTTTCAATGGGATTTTTCTGAGTCTTGTCAATTTACAAAATATAAAAAAGGTCAATACTATGATTGGCATTGTGATAGTTGGGATCGACCTTATCATAAACCAGAAGAACCTAGCTCACATGGTAAACAAAGAAAATTATCTGTAACTTTATCTTTATCTAATGACAAAGATTATAAAGGTGGTGAGTTAGAATTTGATATGAGAAACACAGATCCAGATAAGAAAGCAAATACCCATGTATTAAAAGAAATAAGATCTAAAGGTTCTTTAGTTGTATTTCCTTCTGATGTATGGCATAGAGTTAAACCGGTCAAAAGTGGTATTAGACATAGTCTAGTAATTTGGAACCTTGGATGGCCATTTAAATAGGAAAGATATGAAAAAGAAAAAGAAAAGAATTAAAAAAACAAAACCAATAACTTATCCTCAACAATTAAATAGAGAAGATTATTTTAAATGTCCTATATGGTTTGCGGATGCTCCAGAATTTGTTAGTGAGATAGATAAAGCTTCAGATAGTTATATTGACATAGCTAAAAAAAATTTACAGTCCGATATAAATAAACGAAATAAAACAAATAAAACTAAAGGTGATCTTGGTAGTGTTTATCATTCTACTACTTTAATAGGTGATCTTAAATTTAAAACATTAATAGATTATATTGGAGCAACAGCCCATAACTTATTAATTGAAATGGGTTTTGATATGCGTGGTCATCAATTATTTACTACAGAAATGTGGGTACAAGAATTTGCTAAAGATGGAGGTGGGCACCATACTCTACATACACATTGGAATGGCCACATCTCTGGTTTTTATTTTTTAAAAGCTAGTGATAAAACATCAATGCCTTTATTTGAAGACCCAAGAGCAGGGAATGTAATGAATCTATTACCGGAATTAGATAAAACAAAAGTAACTTATGCCAGTTCAGCTGTGCATTACAAATGTCTACCAGGTCGAATGATATTCTTTCCGTCTTACATGCCTCACCAATACATAGTGGATATGGGTGTTGAACCGTTTAGATTTATTCATTTTAACTGCCAAGCAATACCAAAAGGAGTATTAAATGTCATTCAAGAAAAATAAATACAAAGTATTAAAAGCAGCAATATCACCTGAACTAGCAGAGTTTGTTTACACATATTTTTTAAATAAAAGAACAGCTGCAAGATTTTTATTTGATCAAAAATACTTGTCACCATTTAATACAGAGTATGGTGTATGGAATGACGATCAGGTTCCTAATACTTATTCACACTATGGTGATATGGTAATGGAAACATTATTAGGTAAATTAAATAACAAAATGAATAAAGAAACTTCACTAAAATTAAGTCCTACTTATTCTTATGCAAGAATTTATAAAAAAGGAGATGTCTTAGTTAGACACAAAGATAGGTATTCATGTGAAGTATCTACTACGTTAAACCTAGGTGGTGAGTCATGGCCCATATATTTAGATCCAACAGGAAAACAAGGACAAGCTGGTGTTAAAGTTAATCTTGAGCCAGGAGATATGTTAATTTATTCTGGTTGTGATTTAGAACATTGGCGAGAACCTTTTGAAGGTAAAAATTGTGCACAAGTATTTTTACATTACAATAATTTAAAAGGTAAAGATGCTAAACAAAATTTATATGACAAGCGTCCTATGTTAGGTTTACCTGCATATTTTAAAGGCTTTACAGTTCTTAAAAAATAATATATAATTTAAGCTTGTAAGGGGAGGACCCACCACGAAATCCCCTTGCTTTAAACCTATTGAAATAACTCACAATCTGATATAGTACCTAGTAAACAGGATTTTATATGTTACAAAAAATAGGATTTGCACCAGGATTTAACAAACAAGTTACAGAAACTACTGCTGAAGGACAATGGGTTGGTGGAGATAATGTACGTTTTAGATATGGTACACCTGAAAAAATAGGTGGTTGGTCTCAATTAGGAGAATCTAAATTAACAGGAGCTGCAAGAGCTTTACATCATTTAGTCAATAAGTCTGGTAACAAATTTGCAATTATAGGAACAAACAGAATTTTATACGCTTATACAGGTGGTGTATTTTATGACATACATCCTATTAAAACTACTACAACATTATCAAATGCTTTTAGTACAACTAATGGTTCAAAAACGGTTACTTTAACATTTAGCACGGATCATAATATTCAAGAAAATGACATTATTCTTTTAGATAATTTTACAGCAATAACTAATTCTAATTTTTCAGCATCAGACTTTAATGATAAAAAATTTATGGTAACAAGTGTACCAACAGGTGCAACTTTAACTATTACAATGCCTTCTAATGAAACAGGATCAGGTGCTACAACATCTGGTGGTATTAGATTACAACACTACTATCCAGTAGGACCGGCAGAACAATTACCTGGTTTTGGTTGGGGATTAGCTTCTTGGGGTGGAACTGTAACTGGTGAGGCAACAACTACTTTAAACGGTGGTATTAATGCTTCAACTACAACTATTGTTTTAACCGATGCATCTCAGTTTCCAAGCTCAGGTACAAACTTTATTCAAATAGGAACAGAAGAAATTTCATATACAGGTATATCAACAAATACTTTAACAGGTGTTACAAGAGGTGTTAGAAACACAACAGCTGCAACACATTCAGATGGTGCAACTATATTGAATAGTTCAGATTACATTGCATGGGGTGAAGCTGCATCTGGTGACTTAGTTGTTGATCCAGGTTTATGGTCTATTGATAACTTTGGTGATAAAGTAATTTCACTAATTCATAATGCACAAGTATTTGAATGGGATTCTAATGCAACAAATGCTGTAACAGTTAGAGCAACTATTATATCTGGTGCACCAACAGCATCACGTGATATGTTAGTATCTACTCCTGACAGACACTTAGTATTTTTTGGAACAGAAGAAACTATTGGTGATCCAACAACTCAAGATGAAATGTTTATTAGATTTTCAGATCAAGAAGATATTAATACCTATCAACCCA